CGTAGACCTCAGCGCGATGGACAATCAGCGCTCGGTAGATGTTGTCGAGCTCGACTGCGTCCAGGCGTGCGCCGGTGAGCCGAGCGAGCTCGACCGCGATCTGCTCGCGGTTGTAGGGGGTCATGGTCTGATTCTGGAAGAGCATGATCGGGATTCCTTTGCCGGCTCAGAAGAGCTCGATCTCGACCAGAACGAGTTGACCCGCACTGGCGTCAGTGAGGAAGATCGCGTAGGTGAGCTGCGCGGCGCTCGCGGTATCGGCATCCGCGCGGAAGCTGCCGATCTCTGTGCCGCCTGCGCCAGCTGCGTATCGGATGAACGGATGGGTCCAGCGCGCGACGTTGGATTCCGCCAATACCCACAGCCGGCCGCGCCTGATGACTCCGATCGGGCGGTTGGGCGGATAGTCCGACCCGCCCTCGCGCGTACTGTCGAGGAACGTGACGCCCATGGCGCCCGGCTTGGTGATGTCGGCGGCTGCGGCGGGGAGCTTGGCCGCGTTGCGCACCTTGCCGGCGGTCTTGTCGGCGGTGAGCAGCTTGCCGATCTTCACCGCGGTCTGCGGCACCACGGTGTCGACGTACTTGGTGAAGTCCTCGGTGACCAAGCCGAGGACGGCTTCGGGTTGCGTGTAGTCGTAGGAGGTCTGCATGGCGTTCTCCCGCGCTTAGCTGCGCGCGTCCTTGCTCACGGAAAGCGGCTTTTGCCACTCGGGGACGAAGGCGTCCTGCCGCGCGGCGGAGGTGGACTGCGAGGTGTTCGACGTGGTGGCTGCCCGTGAGCGTTCGAGGGCGTCGTTGCGAGGCGCGCCTTGCTGCACCGGAGCGCTCGCTATCGCGCCATCGAAGCGCGCCTGCACGTACTCGTCGCTCTTGCCAGCCAGGTCGAGCTTGTCGTCGAGCTTTTTCAGAACCGCTTCATGGATCTGGCGCGGCGTCTGCCCATCGAACTTGTGCTCAGCGGGCAGTACCTTGCGCGCTTGTTCGAGCAGCGCAGAGCGCGCGGAGACCGCCTGGTCGAGGCGCTTGGGATCCTCGGCCGCGGCGAGCTTGGCTTTGAGATCCTTGTTCTCTTTCTCGGCCGCGTCCGCTCGGCCGAGGGCGGAGTCGCGCTCCTTGATGCGCTCGGCGAGCGCATCGTCGCGCTCTTTGAGCGCTTTCTCGAAGACCTGCGCGCCCACCTTGGGCACCTGGACGTCGAGACCGTCCACTCGCATCGTAACCGTGTCCATCTCCGACTCCTCTCCCGGCGGGTCGCTGGGCCCGTCGTCCCGCCGCTCTGGCGGCGCACCGAAGGCCGACGCGGTCATCGCGTCGCCAGAGTCCAGGCGCAGCGCCACTTCGCTGCCCGCGCGCCCCCAATTGCGCGGCCCAAGTGCCGCATGGTTGTACACGATGTCGCGCTGCACGGCGTCGTAGCGCTGGCCGTTGTAGTCGCCGGCTGTCACATCCAGCCGGCACTGATATCCGCAGCTGATCTCGCGCCGATCGCCACGTTCCACGCGCGCGATGACCTCTTCGTCTTCGATGGTGACGCTCGCCGCGACGAGGTTGCCGTCCTGGCGCACGGCCTCGCCGACGTGCCCGACACGCAGCGTGCGCACGTTCTTCGGCGACACCATCTCGGTCGGGTGCAGATCGGTCAGTGGCGCAGCCGATAGAGACGCGAGCGAGTCCGCGCGGAAGACTTCCTCGGGGGGCCGGAGCTCGCGGGCCATTGAGCCGTCGTGGCGCTTGTACTCGAACACGCCCGCGCGCGTCAGGAACGCGGCGACGCGCAAGAAGCCCTGCGGAGTCCGCACGGGCTTGCCAATCTCAGCGACGTCGAATCGGTTGACGCGCACCGCCGCTGGTATGCGCGGCTTTGCAGGGTGTCAAGCCCAGTGCCTTATCCGTCATGGATGGTGTTCATGTAGGCATCCCGGCTCGGGAGAAGCGGGTTAGAGGGAACGCGATAAAGAGTGTGACGCTTTTACTTGTGCGCGTGCATAAAGCGTGTCACTCTTTATTGGTGGAGTTCACGTGGGACCCGAAGAAGGCAGAGCAAAACATCCGGGACCACGAGGGCGTGACGTTCGAGGAAGCCAGAACCGTGTTCGAGGATCCATTCGCGCAGCACAAGCTCGATGCGGACATCCTGCACGAGATCAGGATCCGGACCATCGGTCAGTCGCTTGCGGGTCGCACGCTGTTCGTCGTGTCCCTCGAGATTGAGGACGGAGAGATCGCCCGCATCGTCAGTGCCCGCAAGGCTACCCCAAAGGAGCGCCGAGACTATGAAAAAGCCAAACGCAAAACGCGCCGCTGAGCGCGGGCCGTCCGCGGCGTCACTTGCCGCGATGCCCGAAGTCGATTTCACCACCGGCATCGTGGGCCAGGGCCCCGACGGGTACCGTGCTGTGGTCGCCTATGCACGAGCCAAGCGTGGCCGCCCGAAGAAGGGCGAGAAGGCGGTGGGTACTACAACCAAGTCGGTGCGCCTCACCGACGCCGAGTGGTCGCTGCTCAAGAAACGGGCCGAGCGCGAGCACATCTCTGTGCATGCGCTCTTGCGTCAGGCTGTAGCCGAGCTGCTGCGCAAGGCGGGGTGACCTGCGTCATTCGTCCGGCACGGTGTCGACGTAGCAGTAGGTGCTGTTGCCGAACGCACGCTCGAGCGCGTCGTAATACACGAGCCCATCGGACGGGTTGAGCAACTTGTTGCGGCCGACGAGGCCGTCCAGGCCGAAGCTCTTTATCGCCCCCTTTGAGACCTCCGTGATGACCACGCGGTCGCCTTGCAACCGGAAGGTCGCGACGGCTTCCTTGCGGCCGTCCGAGCACACCAGCATGAGGCGTTTCATCGGCGCGCCCCAGCGAGGCGATCGATTTCCGCGAGGTCGCCCCGACCGAGGCCCCGCTTTTCCGGTTCACGACCCAGCCACTTACGCATCGCCTCAGTTGGGGACTCGGACTGCGACAGACGGGCGAGCTGCTCGGGGTCAAGCTGGAGTGAGCGAATTCTGGCCAAGGTTTCCCGGATTTGGCGTGATGTGATGCCCGGTTGCCGACGCAAAATCGCCGCAACCCGGGGGAGGCTCAGCGCCCGGAGTTCCCGGATGCTTGTCTCATCCAATGTGAGCATAGCACGTGCAAAGGCGACGGATTCGATGGCAAAAAAGAAGCGTTTCGGGGTGCCTTCCGGGAAAGCCGTTCCGTGGTCGATGGCGCTCACTTCAAAGCCGCCGTGAGGCTTGCGCCGCCACAATGCGTTGGCGCCGTGTCGATCGTCATTCGCCGCGATAACATCGAGCAGGAACATTCGCCGCACGCTTGGTTCCGCCGCCAACTTGGCCACCGGTGTCAGCTCCTCCAGCTCTACCCTGAGTTCGAAGGTGCGTTTCCCATCTACAAAAGCCTGCAGCGCCCCCTCTTGGCCGTTGAGGTTGCGAGACACTGTGGAGGGGACGACTGGCGGCCCACCAAGCGCACGGTCGAGGTCGTGCATCGCAACTTCTCGCTGATAGTACGTTCCCAACTGGACTCCCTTGCGTTGCGCGTCGACTTCATCCTCGTGCGCTTTCCACATCGCCAGTTGGCGTCGGCCGTCAGCGTCCTTCAGCGTGAGCTTCCGAGCACCATTGATTCCTTCGTTGCTGTACTCGCTTTTGAGAACTTCGACGTCGGCAGTCATCCACTCCGGCACCTCGCTCGACGGCACCGCGATCGGCGGTGGTTTGCTCGGCGGTGGTACTGACCTGAGTCCTGGCTTGGGCGCCGTGCTAAGCGTACCGAGCGTGCTGGGCGTACCGAGCGTGCTGGGCGTACCGAGCGTGCTGGGCGTACCGAGCGTGCTGGGCGTGGACCGCTCCGGGCCAAGTAGCCCCGCCTCCCGCAAGACGTCGTCCACGTCCGGGATGGCCTGGCAGCGGCACCGGATGGGCTGGCCCGGGTGCGCCGGCACGCCGTCGACCATGGGCGGCTTGTCCCAACGCTGGTGCGTATCGTTCATAGCGCGGTGGCTCTTGCGCACGCGCTCGTCCTGGCTGGTCGACCAGGTGTAGTGCTTGATGCCGACTTGCTGCTGGCGGAGCTGCGCGAGCTCGCCATTGAGCGACGCGACCTGGTCGGTGGCGATCAGCGCAGCGCGGCGCCGGGACATCCCGAACCGCTCTTGAATCTCCTTGGCTACCTCCTCGTGGCGGTGCCCGAGGCGCGCGCCTCGCAGGATGATCCCCTTCAAATCCTCGAGCTGATCGAACGCGACCGACTTCACCAGGCGCACGTTGTCGGCCACAAATGCGTCGATGTGCTGGGCGAGCCCCGCAGTTTGCTCGAAGAGATCGATCTTTGCGACCGCGTGAATTTGGCGCTCGAGCTCGCCGCGGCTGTGCTCACTCACGCGCAGCGCGTTCTCCTGGGCCAGCATCTGGATCTGGCGCTCAGGGATGCGCCGCTCGAGGTCCCTGCGCGCGTCTGAAAGAGACTTCTCGGTGAGCGAGCCAGTGTCGTCCACGCGCAGTTCGATGGCGTCGGGCCGGAGCAGCTTGTGCTGGCCCAAGATCACCGGCAGAAGCGGCAGCACGTCGCGCCGAACGGTGGCCTCGACGATATCCAGGATACCGAGGATGCCTCGCAGATAGGCCACGCGCGCGGCCGATGGGAACCGCGCCGTCGGCATCCGTGGGCGCTTCTTGCGCTTGGGGACGCGCCCGATCAGCGCCATCTGCCGCAGCGCCAGTTCGAGCGGTCGCATTACTCGTCCGCCTCGGGCTCAGGCGGTGGCTGTGGCGGCGGCTGTCCTGGCGGGTTGCCTGGGCCGAGCAGCTGCGGCGGAACGACCGCAGGCTTACCGGCCTCTTCTTCCAGGAGCTCGAGCTCGGCCTGTAGCGCGCGCTTGCGAACGTCGACGTCGATGGTGCTGAAGTCACCATCTTGGGCAAGTTCGATCGCGGCCTCCTCGGGCAACATGATCAGCGCCGTCACGAGCGCCGCCACCGTATCGGCCTTCACCTTCTTGGTCTCCGCGCGCTCCTTGTCGGTCGGCTGCCAGAGCGGCCTGAACACGAGCTTCCAGTTCTCGGGCTCCTTGCCGCCCGTGGGTCCGGCTTTGGCGAGCATGAACAGCTTGATGAGTCGCTCGAGCCGGGGGCGGAGCACGTCGTTCTGCGCATCCTCCACCGTGTCGTACCAGCTGCGGATGTCGCTCTCGCCAGTCGCGTTCAGGCCCGCCGGCGAGCGGCCGTACAGCAGGGTCACCGGCATCTCGGCCGCAGCGGCATCGCGCATCATGAAGCGGTCGAGCATCTCGGGTAGACCTGCGAAGCTGGTCGCAACGCGCTGAAACTCTTCCCGGTCCGCGTCGACCAGGATCGCTCGGCACACCGAGCGCGCCATGTCCATCATCTCCATGCGCGTGCGCAGGACGGCTTCGCTGCCGGCTGCGATGAGGTCGACGAGGTTGGCGATCTTGAGCACGCCCTGCGACGCGTCCGCGACCAAGTGGGCGGTGGACTGCCAGGCCGTGGCGCTCTGCCGAATGCTTTCCTCGGCGCGCTGCAGTACCGAATCATCCCATCCGTCGTCGCTGTACACGCCGCGAGCGGTGACGGCGCCGGGGAACATGATGAGCCTCGAGCGATGGATGAGCACCTCTTCGGTGGTGGCGACCGAGCTCGTGCGGCGCACCACGTACAGCTCGGGCTCACCGAAGAATGGATCGCGTACGTCTTCAGACCGCGTGCGCACCTGCAGCTGCGAGCGCTTGAGTACATTCAGAAACGCAATGTCGCGGATGCGGTCCTCGGCGAGCGGTTCAGCCGGCTCAAGCCCATCGTCGGCACCGACGAACACCCCACCGCCGCCGTAGAGCCGGCCCCAAATCCAGGCTTCGCGGAGCTTGGGCAACGCCGACATGTCCTCCAAGCGGCCGATCAGCGCTCGCATGGCCTCGGCGGATTCTTCGCGGCTGAGGCCCTCGAACTCCAGCGTGAAGCCTCGGCGCGTGGCGTCGCGCGGGAGCCGATCCACGATCTTCGCGGCGAAGGCGTCGTCGTTGTAGAGCGCCTCGAGCTGGCTCTCCTGCAGGCGCAGCCCCGGCACGATCTGGGCGTGGGAAAGCTTGTCGCGCAAGCCCCCAAGGCCGGTGAGCGCGTTGACCCAGCTATCGGCGCGCTGCACGAGTCGTGCCGCGACGCTCATGACTGCATCTCCGCGGCGATGGCATTCATCGCAGACTGGTATGCGAGGACCGCGGAGTTGTGAAGGGCCTGAAACGCCCGGCTACACGCATCCACAATGTCGTCGTGGGCAAGGTCTGGAAAGCCTTCAAGTTCGGCGAAGAATGCCTCATTCCAGGGCCCGCAGAGCACATCCACGTTGCCGGCCTCGACCTGAGTCGAGAACGGCCCGGCATACGTCAGCTTGTCGTGGCGGGCGACCACCGACTCGACCCGGTAGCCCACGAGCACGCTCTTGGTGTGGGTCACGTCCACGACGCCGGCCTGCCCGGGGTCCTGCCAGATGCACACCTTGCACGCTTTGCCGTCCTGGCTGGCGATGTTCTGCATGGCGCGGTCGACTTGGTGGGGACTGCCGCGAAGCGACTCCACGTGCAGCACCACGAAGCGCCCGGCCCGCGTGACGCCCATCTTGACGCCGCGCGTCCAGTCCGGGTCAGGCCGCTCGACCGTCACCTGCGAGGCGGCTTTATCCCAGGCTCGTACCACCGCCACGAAGTCCGTAGGCGCGGCCTGGATGAGCCGGAACCAGCTCCGCTGGAAGTACAGCCCGGCGGCGGGCCGGATGCGCCAGTTGCCGCCTTTGCCACTACCGAGCAGCCGTTCCCGCTCGACCTTGGGCATGTCCAACAGCTTCTGGCGGTAGCCGGGGTCCTTCTCGAGCAAGATCTTGTTGTCGCTGAGGTAGCCGAGGATGAACGTGAAGCTCGTCGGGGGATCGACTCGAAGGGGGTACCGCGCGCGGAGCTCTTCCGGGCTGTCGCCCCACACGAGGTCATCATCCACGCGGTAGAAGTATCGAATCACGCCGGAGCGCTCGGGCCGGACGTATTCGCCGCGCTCGTCCAAGTACCACGCGATCATGTCTTTGACCCAGCTATCGGGGTCGGGGTTCATGGTGGCGCGAATGTAGGCCCGGACGCCGCTCACCGAGCGATTGCGCGAGTACAGGTACCAGAACTGCGTCTTGAGAAAATGCGGCAGCTCGTCAAAGCCGATGAGCGCGTAGCCCTTGCCCTGGTGCTTGAGCTTGTCGCGGTCGAGCTGCAGGTGGTCGAGCCAGACGCTCGCCCCGCTCGGAAATATGCACCTGCAAGGGTTCTGCGTGAGCCGGCCGCCGAGCAGCGGATACCACTCGGTCATGAGCTCCCAGAGCGAGCCAGGACCGAAGAGCTCTGGGCTCGTGCGCCGGAAGATGATCGCGCCAAACCCTCGCACGTCGTGGTTGCGCAGAGCCTCGAGCACGAGGCCACCCGACTTGCCCGAGCCCGCCTCGCCGCCGTAAAACGCGATGTCGGCAGTGCTGGCGAGAAAGCGCTCTTGCGAACCCGGCTGCGGGCGAATCTCAATCGCCGCGTTCACTTGGGGTCCTTGGCATCGGGCTCGAGCTCGGGCCGGCGACCGTTGTCGGGCAGGTAGAAGCGTACATCGGCCCTACCCTCGACGCGCACATCGTGGCGCTCGACGAACATGCCGAGGTGTTTGCCAAGGGCGTTCAGGGCGTCGGTCTTGCTGTGGAGCTTCAGCGCCACCGACTTCTTGCCGTCGCCGGTCGCGAACATCCGCACCTCGGCAATCGCGGCGAGCTCGTCAGGGGTGCGCTCGCTGGATGGCTTGAGGTCGACGCCGTCGGGCCCAAAGCTTAGGAAGTCGGTGATGTTGGCCCGCGCGATCTTGCAATACTCGCGCACCACGTCGTCGATCCGCATCTCGAGCCGCTGGGCCACGTCGGTCATGCGCTTGCTGAGCTCGTGCTGCACGTGCGGCTTGCCCAGGAGCTGGCACGCGATCTCCTTTGCGGTGCGCGGGCTGAACCCGGCCCGTACTGCAGCGGCCGTACCGTTCATGTCGAGTAGGTACTCGAGCACGAAGCGCTTTTGCTTGGCGGTAAGACCTTTCTTTTTAGCGCCCATATTCGGCCTCAAACCCGAGCGCGTCGATGGCGCGCAGCCTGCACCGGTTGCAACACCGAGGCCGGTGGTGCTGCCAGGTGGTCCATTTCAGGGTGCGCCGCTGGCCGCAGGTGCATTGCACGAGCACATAGCGCTCGCGCCGCCCATCAGGGCGCACTCGGTGGCTCTTTTGCAATACGCGGAACT